CACCAGCTCGCGCTGCTCTTCGTGTTCGGTAGGGATGCGCTCGGCGGTCAAAACGGTATTTCCATTTCCCAATCCGCACACTCGTCCACGGTGGCCGCAAAGTCTGCTGGCGGCTTCATGAAAAACACCACACACAGGCCATCGACCCCGTAGTGCTCACAGGTGTGGCAGCACTTTGGTGGCCCAGCGGCCAGCCATCTCTTGTAGTCCGTCACCAAATCCGGTTCTGCATGTCTCATGCCCAACTCCTTTTCAAAACACGGTGAAACTTCCCGTCCATCTTGTACTCAATGCTGCTCGGCGGCTGGCTGTTGCTCATCTGCACGGCCAGGTACTCCAGCCCTTCGCTGCCATCCATGTGCGTGGCCTGGGCCAGATTCGCACCGGACGATGTTGCCATCGTCATCAGTTGACGCATGGCCTTGTCGCCTGCATACCCGTCGTGCAGCACAGGCAGGTACTCAGTGATCGGCCTGTCGGACAGGCTGCCATAGTAGGTGCAGGACAGCATCTCCTTGCCGCTGGCCTTGCTGATGTGCCTGCGCCAGTTCCAGCTCGTCACCTCGAGGTCTTTCCCCTCCAGGCCCATGATGTCGTCGTCGCGCAGCTCCAGCTTCTTGCGCTCAGGCTCTGGGAATGCATGGCCGCAGGCAGGGCAGTTGGCCACCGAGATGGCGCACAGCTCACCGCAGTTGTCGCAGACCTTGACCGGTGCCTCGCCATTGCCTTCTCCGGCCTTCTTGGGAGGCTGCACAGCCGTGATCGGACCGTGCGTGGCCACCACGCCAGCGAAGTCCAGCACCAGGCAGTGGTCGGTGTGACTCTTGATCCGCATCCCTCGGCCTGCCATCTGGACGTACAGGCTCGCGCTCATGGTCGGGCGCAGCATGGCGATCAGGTCGATGTCAGGGTAATCGAAGCCGGTGGTCAGCACGTTGGCATTGGTCAGGGCGCGCAGCCGGCCAGACTTAAAGTCGGCCAGCATCTTCTCGCGTTCCTTCTTCGGCGTTTCACCCGTCACGCAGTCAGCGGCAATGCCTTGCTGTTGTAGGACTTCGGCTACATGGTGGGCGTGCTTGACACCTGTGCAAAACACCAGCCAGGCCTTGCGCTCGCCAGCCAGATCAATCACCTCACGCACAACCCGCTGGTTGTTGTCGTCGGTATCGACTGCGGCCTGCAGCTCGGCCTCGATGAACTCCCCGCCACGCTTGTGCACACCAGTGGTGTCCAGCTTGGCCCGTGTCACCTTCGAGCGCAGAGGTGCCAGGTAGTTCTTGAAGACCAGCTCCTCGATGCTGACCGGCTCGATAAGGTCGTCGAACAGCGCAGGCTTGTCGGTGATCAGGCCGTGGCCAAGGCGGTATGGTGTGGCAGTCAGGCCAACCACCCGCAGCGCAGGATTGATGGCCTTCAGCTCGCCCAGCAGCTTGCGGTATCCACCCTCGTCCTTGTGATTGACCAAGTGGCACTCGTCAATGATCACCAGGTCGATGTGGCCCAACTCCTTTGCCTTGCTGCGCACCGACTGGATGCCTGCAAATGTGATCGGTTCTCCGAGCTGCTTCTTGCCGATGCTGGCGCTGTAAATGCCCATCGGAGCGCCTGGCCAGTGCAGGCGCATCTTCTCGGCGTTCTGCTCGATCAGCTCCTTGACGTGCGTCATCATTAGCACGCGCGTCTCTGGCCAGTTCTGCAAGGCGTCCTTGCACAGCGCGGCGACGATGTGGCTCTTGCCAGATCCAGTCGGCAGCACCAGGCATGGGTTGCCGTGGTGGCCAGCCTCGAACCAAGCATAGAGCTGGTCGATGGTGCGCTGTTGGTAGTCACGGAGCATCAGGTTTCCCCAATGCTTGTTTGGCGGTGCTGATTGCTGACAGGCACTCACCATAGCTTATGCGCCCGAATTCAGCAGAGTCTCCCATCGCTTTCTCCAACGCCTCCACCGCCTGCCGTAACGCGGCTTCTAGTGTGTTCACTCGCTGGGCCAGTTCGCGGTAGCCGTCCAGCCGTTTCGCGGACTCCGGCGATGCAAGCCATGTCGCGGCCTTCTTCTCCCACTCGGCGCACAGGTTGTTCAGGCGGCGCAGTTCGGCGGCGGCTTCATGGCACAGCTGACCAACAGGATGCCAAGTCGTCCCAGCTTTCCAGTCGTTACCGTCATCCACGCCAATTCGAATGTCTGGTGGAACGGCGGCCAACAACTCCATCAGCGGCACTTGGTTAGCTTCTGGTTGTGTTGTCATGCGTCCCCCTTTATGCCGTGGGCGGCTTCGATGGCTCGGGCAAACTCCATCCAATCGGTGGATTGCTTGTACCAAAGGTCTGCCAGTTCGTTATCCGTCAGCGGCTTGCTTTGTGGTTGGTTGGTAATCGGCTTGCGGTCGCAATCAGGCCAACCACATTGCAGGTTGTGCAGTTGACACCCGCCTTTCTGCTTATGGTTTTCGCAATGGCCTGTGGTGTGCTCCACCGGCTCCTGCTCTGGCTCACGCTTGTAGCACTTATCAAAGTAGCCCTCCCACATCTTTTGCAAGGTTGGGTGCATTGGTTTGTGCTCTGGCTGCGCCTCCAACTCCGCTATGCGCTTTGCCATGCGCTGCTGTTCTTCCACCATCACAGCCATCGCGTCCCAGTTTGGATTGAAGTCATTGGGCTGCGCCAGCCTGTCGCGCAGTTCGTCGCGCTGCGCCTTGATGCATTCGGGTCTTTCGCAGTAGTAGCTGCATGAATGGATGTCAGTCATGACAATGCCTTCCATTTGCTTTTTGGCTCGTCGGCCCGTTCGACGTAAAAGTGGATCAGGAAATTAAAAATCTGCACGTAGGTCATGTCGATGCCCGTGTCGCGCTTAATGCGCTCGCGGATCAGGTCAATGTCCTTGGTCACCGGCACCGTGATGCGCTTGGTCTTTGCGCTGATCATTTGACTTGCCTCTCTTTCAGCATGTCGTCGGCCATTTGGTATGCAGCCTGAGCAATCTCCGGCATCGGCATTGCTGCGTCCATCAGCCCCTGCATCGCCTTGGCCGCGAAGTAGTCGCGCAGGGTCATGCCGTGGCTGTAACTGCTGACATGGCCGTAGTTGTCCAGAATGTCAGTCGGAAACGCTGACCCACCTGTGTTGATCTTGCTCATCCCACAATCCTCCCACCGAAGTCCTTGCGCATCTCGGCAATGAAATCATCACCGCTGGCGCAGGCAGCGGCATTGGCAAGCAACTCCTTGGAGCTGTAGACACCCTCTTGCTCTGGGTCACCGTTGGCAACGGTCACGCCACCAACCACATACACAGCCGTCCACTCGTCCGGCCCGTCCTTGCGCTGCCAAGGCACCAGATCAGGATGCAGGACATGGCTCTCGCAGCCGGTGCGCTGTGCCTCCAGCGGAATCGTGTCGTCCCACTTGGAGCAGTGCCAGGTGCTGTCATCCTTGGCCGTGCTGTGCGCGCAGGTGCGGCAGTTCACATGCTCGGTGGTCTTGGTCTCGTGGCAGAACTTGTAGGCATCGCAGAACTTGCACTGATACCAGCTCGGGTCGGTGCTGATCGGTGGCGGCATGCGGTCGGACAGCGCCAGCCGGTGGCCACGCTCGACGGCCTTCTCGGCTGCTGCCTGGTCGTAATTGATGCGCTCGGTGTAGATGCGGTCGTCGTCCTTGCAGACAGCCAGGTACAGGGCGCGGTCGACCTTGGTGCCGTGCATGTAGAGCTGCATCTGCACAAAGTGCTCGGGCTTGGACTTCTCGACCCCGTTCTTCTCCAGATCGGCAAACGACTTGGCGCTGTGGGTCTTGAACTCGGCAATGTGGCGCTTCTTGGGCGCTTCAGGCACGCCAGACTCAATGATGGCGTCGATGCTGCCGGACACATGGCAGCCGAAGTCCACGCGCGTCTGCTGCTTGCCTGAGCCACGCACATCGAGGCCAATGGCGCGCAGGTCCGACACGATGGTGGCCTCCTCCATCTGGCCCCTGCGGAACAGGCGCAGGATGCGGCCAGGGAACTTGGGCTGCACGGCCCAGCGAAAGCTCAGCCACAGCCAGCGGTCGCAAGCGTGGCCCAACTGGCTGCACCCCATGTGCCCCCTGGGCGGCTCGGCCTGCGACTCGTGGTGCTTGTCGACCAAAGCCTGGATGCTATGATTTGACTCGGGTATCTTCATGTTGCCCGTCTCCTTTTGGTAGTTGCCACTTAAGCCCCAGCCTTGCAAGAGGTCTGGGGCTTTTCTTTGCTTACTTCTTGGCCCAAGGCGGTGCTGCCTTGGCCGGCGCGGCTGCTGCCGGAGCTGCTGCCGGAGCAGAGGCCTGGAAGGTTGGCGCAGCGCCACCGTTGATGGCGCGGTAGGCTTTGACCTCGTTGCTGGCCTCGTAGGTCTTGCCGGTCTTCTCATCCGTGCGCGCTGACCGGATCGCCAGCTTGATGTTCAGGTTGCCACCAATGAGCTGGTCGGTGTCGGTCACCTTGGCCAGGCCGATGGCGCGCATGATGTCGCCAAGCTGCTGGCGGCCAATCTCTTCGGCCTTTGCACTGGCGTTCTTGATGTTGAGATTCGAGAAGATCACCCTGCCTTGGTGGCTCGGCCCGGTGATGTCCAGACGCAGCTTGATGTACTGGCCGGTGCCATCGTTGGTGGGCTTGAGTTCTGCCTGGGTGACAGTGGCGTTGTAGTTGCCTTCAGGCAGCGGCTCAAAGTTGCCGCCATTGCCCTGGGGCAGTTCGTTTGCGTCGAAAGTTTGTCCGAGAAAAGCCATGATGATTACTCCTTGGTGGTGGGTTCGATGGTGAAAGAAGGGCGGCCAGGTTTGGCCGTGATTGCTGCTGCCAGCGGCTTGGTGATGGACTCGTCGGCGGCCTTCCAGATGGCCATGTTGATCTCCGGCTTCCACCGGAACAGCGTCGAGAGGTGATCGGTCAGACCGTGCTCGGCGGCCAGCTCCTGCACCTTGTCAGCATCCACCTTGCGGTCGATGCGGCCCACGACCTTGACACGAAAGCCTTCGAGCGCCAGGGTCTCGGTGCCTTCGGTGTCGTCACGAAGGCTGGCTGCCTTGCGCATTGCATCCTCCAGGTCGCGGCGCTTCTCAATGGCCACACGCTCGGCCTCTTTGGCCTCCAGCCATTCGGCTGCCATTTGCTCCATCGTCTTCATGCCTTGCCTCCGATCTTTGCAAACACTGCGCTCAGGTCCGGTGCTTCCCACATGTCCAGCTTGCCGCTGCGGTCCTTGGCAAGCCAGAGGCCATCGCTATCGCACATCAGGGCACGCTGGGTGTTGCCGTCGCCATCCTTCTCCACCCGCAGCGCCAGCACCTCGTCGAAGAAGTACGGCAGCGCCTGGCCGGTCTTGTTGCCAGGCATCGAGGGCGCATACAGCACCCGGCCCATCTCGTCCTGCGTCTTCTCCAGCTTGGCGCTCATGTAGACGTGCCGGCCAGGCAGATCGCGGAAGGCCCGAATGATGTCGGCCATCTGCTCCTGCATCGCACCGTAGGCCTGGCGTGGGTCTTTGGTGGCCTTCTTTTCGGTGTTGAGCACCACCTCGGCGATCTCGCTGATGGAGTCGAGCGCCACCGACTTGAATGCCTTGGCGTCGTCCGACTCGGTCAGCCACTTGTAAGCCTCCTGCAGATCGTTCATCGATGCAATCTCGATGAAAGGCAAGTCTGCGTCTTGGATGGACAGCAGGCCGCCTTCAGCCGACAGCACGATGGGGCTGGGGAGGGTCTTGATCAGCGAGGTCTTGCCTGCGCCGGCCTGGCCATAGACCAGGACTTTCACACCGTTGGCAGCCAGGCTGCCG